AACTTCACAGCAAAAAGTACCTGAAGAAACACATAGGTACTCAAAATTAAGTCTCTTGATTGCTTTTTTACCGTATGCGTTTTTGATTTTGTTATATCTGCTTAGTTTACCCTTACATTGATGTACTAAATTATACTACAATGTATAGCCATAAAAACTATAAATTTATTTTAGACTCCATGCTTTAGCCTCTTCGTCCCAAAAAAGTCCAGCGTCTTTTTTTAGCTTATCCCATTTTTCTTTTGGAGTGTCCCTGCTATCTCCATAATAAACATGTGCTCGATGTCTACAATGTGGTTCCCGGAGGACTTTCTCGGCGTAGTCGCTCTGAAGAGTTCCCCAGGTGAATATCTGCCCCAAAAGGGCAACGTGCCAAGGTCTAGCCCGTTCATCAGCAGGCCCGACAAAGACCCACTTATCAAAGCCCTGTTTAATAAGTCGGGCTTTCCTCCCTGCTTCATAACTTGCATGACTCGCCTGTTCTCCCAATAACTCAGAATAAGTTTTCACCGATGCTGAATATTTCTTCGTAATAACCTTCTCAACTTCGGAAATTTTTAAGTTCTTATCTACATACAGTTCCTTGCGAACCTTCCCGACATTATCAATGACCACTTTTTCCCGCCCGTCCAGTACATCATCCAGCCTCTTCTTAATTTCGTCCTGGACTTCCGGCGTGACCTGCCCGCCTGCCTGGTCAATGATCTCCTTTGTTGTGGTTAGGATTTGAGCCTGGGCTATGTCATTGAATTTTGATAGGTAGCCGAGGTATAGGGCAGCAAGCACGGCAATTTCTGCTTTTTCTTCTTCGGTTAAACCTTCGTCTTCAGGGTCTTCAGGCTCTGCTGATTGAATAGATTTATGTTTCTCTCCTGCTGTCCGGCCTGCTATGAAATTCGCAGAGATTTCAATTGCCAGGGCTTCAGCTTGAGTTTTTTCTATTTGAGAGAAGGCTTTTTTTAGGGATTTTGAGAAGTTGGATAGGAAGGGCATTATTAATGCTCCTCAAAAAGTTCGTCCATCGTTTCTTTTGCAGTCTCGTAAGCCTCTTTCAGCCTCTTAGTTACCTTTTTTTCATCAAATCCGCTCGGCGCAGTCGGAGAAGCAGAAATTAACCCCTGCTCCTCCATGACACTTAATAGACAAGCTTTCAAAATTGCATTAACCTGTGTTGCTGTCTGTGGCTCAATAGCAGCCTCGTAGTTGTCCAATCCTAATAGCCCGAAGCCGTACTCATCTCCTAGAGCCTGTACGTCTGCCTGAGAGCCTCCTAGAGCCTTGACCTGTACGAGTGTTTCGGCTTTGAGTTTGAGAGTTTCAGCTTCTTCCTTGAGGTTTTTCGTATCAGGAGTTTCCAAGATGAAATGAGCTTTGATATCTTCAAATGAATATGTTACAGTTCCTTCTTCAGTTTTGACAGTCCATTTTTTACCGGCAAACTGTTTTTTAATTAAGTCGTCTGCAAGAGCTTCATAATCTGTACGTTTGCCTGCTTGAATATTATTGAATACCTGGACTATATTTCGTGAAGAAGCCAGCTCCGTACCTTTTGCAGAAATTAAGGCAATTGGTAGCCCGAACCCTAAACAAATCTCTTCATTCAAATTTGCTATAAGGCCTTGGATAAGCTGGAAAGATACAGTTCTTGAAGATTCGACGGGTTTTATTTGCAGATCCGGGCCTGAAGCGAAAACTCCGCCATCTTTAAGACTCTGGATAAGTCCTTTGGAAGCGTCTTTCATGGCAGCGACCCAGGCTTCAAAGTTCGCTAATTCTGCAGCATACTGAGCCGAATTATCGGTTTTCAATGCTGAAGACGGTTTCCTGGGATTTGATGTAATAATTACAGGGTTCCCTAGAGCATCTTTTGATTCTTTTAGAACTCCGGAAATCAAATGAAGGAAAGGACTGAGAACAACATAAATTAAATTTGGACTGTTGACTAATAGAAGTCTCTTAAGCCAGACCGCAAGTAATACGGAATCAATAGGTGCAGGATTATAAGTTTCCCTGAAATCATCATCTGAAGTTTGAGTATATTTAACATCTGTGTTATGCATTGCAAAAATACGCTCAGATGAGCCTATTCTCAGGTTGTTAATGTCACTTATTGAATATTTTGTTTTATAAGTCTCGAACAGATCATAGACTTTCGAATTGTTTCCGGTTTCCCTGTCCTGGACCCATGTATCATAAATATTCGGGATATCTGCGCCGAATGGGATAAACCAACTATCGACGTCTATCGTTGTACTCATCTGTGACCATGACGTTTTTACCTGGGCTTTCTGGTGGTATGCGATAATCGAACTGTCCCAGGGATCTTCGTACACTTCCATACTTGCCGGGTCCAGCCGTCCGAGACTTGCAATATTACCCTGTTTATCTGGGTCAGCTCTCCTATATGAGTGACCAACTAAAAAGGCATAGTCCAGAAAGTCCTCTCTGAAAACCTTCATTATTTTAAGACTTTCGAGATAGTCGGTAATTTCTTCAATTGCTTCTGAATAGAGTTTATTATCAGATGTAATAATTTTGTAATCTTTGAGAAGGACGTTTTTTAGGTATGGATAAATAGTCCCGCTTATCATGGGGTCGGCTAGGAATGCTTCTTTTCTGAGTAAAGGAGTGGCGCGAGGGAGTTTATTTTTAGTTTCTGAGATCCATTTTAAGATGTCGGAATGATAGGTAAATTGTTCTCGTTCTGTTGCTACGCTTGCGCCTACGGTAGTTGTTTGGGGGTCATTTTGTGAAGTTGGGGAAGCTGAAAATATGAAATTAGGGAATGGCATGTAGGAAAGAAGTTAAAAAAGAGTGATAAAGGAAAATTAAAAAACATTTTTAAATTGAGTCATTAAAACGCCATCTAAATTAGAATTCCCGTACTTATCAAACTCTTTATCAAAGAAAGTACAGAATCTTACCTCTTCGTATCCTACAAGTGAAGCATATTTATCATAATGTGAGCAGTAAGGTAGATTATTACTGACGATATAAGCCCATATATCCCTAGCTTTCATGTGACGGACTGGAAAACAATTGGGTAGTACTGAATCATTTTCAAAGAGATCTGAAACTCTTCTGGCTCGCTTACATCCTTCCTGAGCTCGAAGTCCAACAAAGGATAAATCGTAACCTTCTGCTTTCAATCCTGGTAGTACTCTACCATAGAGCATCCTGCCTAAAACACTTATAGCCTCTCTCTTTTTCTGCTTATATACTTCTGTACTATCTACTCTAATGTTCTTAGCTCCGATCTTATACGCCATATCAATTACTTCTTTTTCCAGTTCTCTAGGCATGTAATACGGCCCATAATCCCAATGAAAAATTAAAGTGTCTATGTTTTCCTGCAAGACTGCATGAGACATTACAAGAGAGTCCTTCCCTCCCGAGTATGCAACATAAGGTTTAGAGTACTCAGAAAACGCCTTAGAAACGTTCTCCTGAAGTTGCCTTACGGCTTCTTGGTATTCGTCTGTTTCTGCGTACATCAGGTACATTTCTTTATCTAT